TTTTTTTCTTCTGCGACTTCTTCTTCTGTTTGTTGTTTGAAAATGTGAAAGAGCTCTGAGATTGTGTATTTTGGTTCTTCATCTTCCTCTTCGTTTTCATATGATCTAGTAATTTGTTGTTGTATTTTATTTGCAAGTGTTTCTAAGACGCTTACTCTTCCTGCAGACATACCTTTTTGAGTTTGCATCATGCCAATAGATTTTGTAAGGTTATCTAAAAGAGCAGTCGCAGATCCTTCATTTTCATGTGTATTAATAATATCCACTAATTGTCTTAAATCGTTAGAGATATTTTGAGCTTGATACGAGTCAGCAGATGTCCACGTTTTTGTTATTTTTCTACCAGAAAGAGAATTGTAAAGAGAAGATTTTAGCCCCATCGTTTTTGTAAGTGCTGCGACTTGCTTTGCAGTATTTGCTTGTTGTCTAGCAGCAGTTAAAGCTGCCCTTGACTGACTTGCGGCACTCGTTGACGCTGTTTTTGCAGCTTTAACTGCTGCTAATTGAGATTTTTGTTGTAACTGTTGTTGCATTTTTGCAGTCTTTGCAGCGGCTGCAGCAGCCATTTTTGCTAAATGAGCCTTTTGAGCTGCCGCTTTCGATCTAGCTTTTACAGTAGCCGCTGACGCCTTTGCCTTTGCTTTCGCCTCCGCCAATTCTTCTTTTTTCTCTGCTTTAACTTTAGCTGCTGCAGCTTTTTCTTTTGCCTTGACAGCCTTAGCATCTGCTTTCGTCTTTGCTGCAGCTTCTTTTGCTACTTCTTTGTCTATAGAGGCTTTTTCATCTTTTGAAAGCCTAGATTGATCTTGAGCTATTCTTCCTTCATATCTTTTTTCTAACCTTAGCTTTAACTTTTCTTCTTTTGCTCCTGATTTTGTAGATTTATCTCCATCAGGCATCGCTTGAGCAGCTTTTAACGATGCAGAATCTTTTGCTAATTTTGCTTGTGCATTTTTTGTCGCCGTAGAGACAGGAACTTTAGAAGTTGGCGTGCCACTTTTACTTCCGCTTGTTTTTGCGATATCTGATGGTGGAGTTCCATTGACTTTGTTTGTTGTAGATGTCGATTTGGATGCGGCGGCGACTTTTGCTTTCATTTGAGACTTTAGTTTTGGCGTTTTATCTACTTTCGCTCCATAACCAGGATGCGCCCAGTCACCATGCGTTTTTTGATCATGTTCATGATTCCCAGGATGATGTCGCTCTAGATGACTATAAGGCTCTTCTAAATCTTGCTCTAGAAGCTCTAATATTTCTTTTTCTTGCGCGATGTCTTCTTCTGTAGGAACGTCTTGATCTATTTCATTTCCAAAAGGATCATATTTTTTATACTTTTGTATCTCTTGCTCTAGTTCTTCTAAAGACATTTCTCCATCTTCATCTTCGTCCTCACCATCTTCTTCTGTTTCGTCGTCATCGTCGCTATTTTCTTCCTCTTCATCGTCAACGTCATCTTGCTCATTTTCATCTTCATCAGATATAGAGCTTTCTTCTGAAGCATCTGTATCGTCTTCAACATCGTCTAACGCTTCTTGTTCTTCTTGCTCAGTATTACTTTTTAATGCTCTATTTTGTCCTTCTGTTTCGTCTGGTTGTTGCTTAACAACAGGTGTATGTTGATCTGAAGTTTGAGCTTTTAAAGAAGAGGGAGAATTAAGAGCATCTTTAGAGGGTGTTGCAACACTTCCATCTGGCTGAGGCGGTTGACCATGACCTTGCGTAGACGCAACTTGACCTTGAACTGGAGCTGGATTTGCTTGTTCTATTTGCTGCTGATACTCAGATACTTTTGCATGAACTTGAACGGTTCTCACTTTTTCTGATGCAACGTCATCTAAGAAAACAGGCCCATCTTTTGTAATTAATATTCTTCCTATATATGGTGCATTAGGGTCATCAGGAAGTTTTAATAATTTTCCTGCGTTTGAAATACCTAGAATTCCAGAACTCGTCAACTTAGAATATGCTTCAGCGAGTGAAGATACATCTTCTTCTTCATCATATCCTGAGAAGACAGCTTGGAACATTTCTCCGTGGAATTCTTCGTCAAAATCTTTATTAATAACGTCTGTAAGAAGTTGTGCATAGATGACGGCTAGTGGGTCTATAGTTCGTCTATACACAACATTTTGTTGACTATCACCAGAAGATTTATGAATATTTTCAGTAAAAGAGAGATCCTGCATAGAAAGACCATAGACAGAAACGGCAATATTAATAATGAATTTATCAAAGTCTGGTTTTAATTCGTATTGCTCAAACTGCTGATATTCCATTCCTGGTTGCGTAAATCTAATTCTTACTTGCTGCTGAGCATTCCCACTTAGTAAAGAATTCCAAGACTGCTCGAATGCGTCTATTTGGTCTGGCGTCCACGTTGCAGACTCAGGGACCTTCATAATGCCTTGTGGGATATTTCCTTCAGTAAAATGAGAGAGATCTTTCTTCTGTTTTCTTAATGCTTGATTAATGAGAAGTATAATTCTCTCTACCCTAGATTGACCATAAGGGTTGTCTGCAGCGGGAGATTCTTGATAATGAATTAACTCGTCAGACTTAAACCATGCGCCTGGAATACCCCATGGATATTGTTGATAACCAAACTCTGGAGGCTGCGGTATCCTTCCCCAATCGTCTAATAATGGTTTAAACTGATCTCCTGCATGAATTTCTAGAGAGTGAAGCGATCCATTTCTCTTTTTTCTTTTATAAATATAGAGTTCATCTATTTGCGTTTGTTCTCTTAATGCCATTCTTAACCATGAGTGCAAGTCATGTTGCTTGTCTGGAGACTCAAACCACGCCATAAAATATGCTATTTCAGTTTGATAATCTTTTTCATTTGCTCCTGATGCAACATATCGAGGCTTTAGTTCAACCTTGAACTGCATCCTTGGAACCATATCCATCCATGCACGTTCACAAAGCGTAATCCCATTATAAAGCTTTGCAAGGTTTCTTAGTTGTTGATAGCTAGGGATGTCTGGGTTACCTAATGTTCTGTCGACTGGAAATGTATTGACAGCAACTGGAAATCTAAATTGAACTGGATATCCACCAGGATTTACCCCAGGTTGATTTTGAAGAGGGATGCCAGGAGAAAATAATGCGCTTTGGCCGACTGGGATATTTTTTAAAGAAGAACCGTAGAATGTCTGGCCTAATATTCCTTGTTGTTGACCTGCAGGAACATAGAGCGTTCCGCCACTTCCTGGAAGAAGCATCGGAGTCGCTCTATTTAAATTCCTGCGGTTTCTTCTCGACACGTTTATTCTTTCTTCAAGCTAGACAAGATTTGATTTAACGTTATACTCTGACTTAGAAGTTCTTTATCTTGAATATTCTGATGTGCGATAATGTTTTCTATGTCGTGATACGATTTTTGCGTCGTTAAGTATGTTTCTTCAGATTGTAATTCTTGTTGTTTATTTAAAACGTTTTGGCCTACCATAATTACAGGGAGTAATACGAGTTGAATAAGCGTTTGAGACAGCCATGTAATGATTAAACTTATCGTTAACGGAAACACACCCAAGATAGAGAGTAGACCGACAAATGCTAGACCGACAAAGCAGTATGCCATGTACATAGAGCCGATACTTTTTGTAAGAACAACAGCAAGTTTCGTATTGAAATTATTTATTTGATCGTATTCAATAATCTCATTAATGTTTCTAGGAACGTGGCCGTGCTTTGGGTGGTGATAAAGTTTGTTTTGCATGCTAAGTTCCTTTTTGATCATTTGCCCTCTGATCTTGTAAAGCAACTCTTCTCTTGATGGCTTTGATATGCTCTTCTGCGGTTGACCCGCTTCCTATAAGTGTGTCGCATGCCATTGAACAATTATCAACTTGATCATCATGCTGAGCATTAGGAAAAAGCATCAACTCTTCTTCCCATTCTGCAACCCATTGAATATTATTTGGGTGATAAACTTTGCCACCTTCATAATAGACAGATGCAGTTGACGCCCTACTTACTTTATCTCTTACAGGTCGAAACTCAGTAACTGGAAAACCTTGTCTTCTTAATTGTTGAATAAGCGCTAACTGATATGCAACGTTTTCTACTTTTATGAAATTTGGCATATATCTAAGATAGATCATAGAAATACTTTTTTGCTGCTCAGGGTTATCTAATCTTTCTCTTAATCTGTCAATTAAAAGTAAGTCATTTTCTTTCGTTACAGCCCACGTACAAATAACTGTATAGTCTGCAGTTTCTCTTTGACTAATAGCAAGATCAACAGTCATGAACTTCCAGCATTCGTCAATAATAAATCGCTTCATTCCTGACTCTGAAAGAAGTTCGTAGTATTTATCTTTTGTATTGAAGTATCTAAACCATTTCTTTTGAAATTGACCACCTTCTGCAGGCATAGGTCTTTGTTGATATTGACCTGCATAGCCGACAGATCCTAGCATATTTCTAAGATTATCTAAAGATTTTTTAGGAAGTCGTTCTTTCCATAAAAGCTCTCCTTCTTCTTTTCTAGGATCTTGCCATCCTATAGAAGTAAAGCATTTTGTTTCTAATTCAAATTCTGCAGGAAGCCTTAAATGAATAACATTTCCTTGATCTAAGAGATGTCCGCTTAGATCAAGTTGATGAACTCGTTGCATAACAATGACTCTAGCGCCGGTTTTAGGGTTATTGAGACGAGAACTCATCGTTTGATCCCACCACGTTAGTGTGCCCGTCCGTATAATTTCTGACTCTGCGTCATTCACGTTATGAGGATCGTCGCAAACTATTCTATCTCCGCC